GGGAAGCGGTGCAACTTGTCCCCTGACCACACCATGCCTGTGCCGCCACACTCACCGCAGCACTTGGCGGGGCCGGGCGTAGGCGCGGGACCAACGACCGGCGAGGAGAAGGCGAGCCAGACGGCGACAGTAGCAACGGAAAGGTTCATCCCAGCACCTCCTTCGCGCCCCAGTTCTTGAGTTCCCGCTTGGGGAAGCCGTCCACATTCGAGACTGCATACGTTCCTCCGGCGGAAATCATGCGCTGGGCTACGTCTTGGCTAATCCAGAACGAACCCTCCGGCTGGTCGTGAACCTTCGGCCCAGACACCCACGTGTATCCCCATGAGTTCTGCACGCAGAACCGACAGTCCCCCTTGCGGGTGTCATCGACTGCGTGCCATTGCATCGCGTGGTGCCACGTGCCCTTCGGGAAACACCGGCCCTCAGAGTCTCTGGTCGAGTTGAAGCCGACCGACGAGCAGCACACAAGCCCATACCCGGAGGCGATGCAGTCACGGGCCTGCTGCCACGATGTCACCAGAGAGATGGTGCCAATGCGATGCTTGGCTGCCGTAGAGGTGACGTTGGCGGGGACGCCCCTGCTCCCCCAGCGGATGCCGATGGTGGCCTCGTACTTCGTGAGGTCGAGGTTCAAGTCCGGGTACTTCTGCCGCAGCATCAGCCCGCCGGTCTTGTGCGCCCAGCCCACAATCTCCGAGCAACTCGCTCCCTCGCCGCCATGACCACGAGCGCCATAAAGAGGCTCGGTGGCAGTGCGGTCTACCCAGTCCTCTGTCTTCTGGAGGTCAGGGTCGTGGGCACGTGCAGTGTCAGCGGCACCACGTACGGCATGGCTTACGCAATCACCCGTCGTTTGCGTTTCGTCGTACGGCTTTCTGCCAGACGCCTGCTCGAACGCAACGACAGCCGGGAACGCCAGCGAGAGTTTCCCTTCGCCTGCCCCAGACAGCGTGTCTCCAAAGAGCGGCAGGGGCAGCGATGCAAGCAGCCTCTCTGTGGCTATGGGGTCGCAGTACGAGCCGACGAGGCCATGCTCGTACGCCTCGACCATCTCCTGAGGGGAGCGGAATATCTCGCTCATGTCCGCCCCTACCTAATCTCGGAGAAAGCCTTTGCCGCCGCCCGTCGCACTTCCTGCGTAAGCGTGGCGTCCGTCTTGCCCACCGCCTCCAGCAAGTAGGCGTCGAGCCTGTCGCCCAAGCCGGGATACTTGCCCACCATTGCGGTGTTGGCGAACGCCAACTGCAAGGCGTCCTTGTGGCGGTTCCGCAACTCGAACACCGTCTTCACGACAGGGGCGGGAGAGAACCCGTCACGCACCACGATGTCAGCCAGCGCAGTGTAGAAGTCCCGGAGTTGACGGGCGTCTGCCGAACTCACGCCAGCGAGAACGGCTGACGGGACCACGACCGGCCGATCCACTGGCTTGAGGATCGCCTGCACATACCCCACCCCAGCAGCGCCAGCGGCCACCAGAAGGCACAGAACGACGAAGATGACCCGGAGCCAGCCCATGACTAACGCACCCGTTTGGGAGCCTCCTGTGGCACCACAAGGGACGAGATGAGGTCGCGGGCGTTAGCCGCCACCTGCGACTCACCAGCCTGCTCGGCCGCTTCGACCAGCAGGAACAGCCGGTTGACCCACGCCGCCCTGCACTTAGGCGAGAGCGGCGGGTCTTGGCGTAACGCAGACAGGTACGGCCACACCGCAGCGGCGGCAGCAGCCACGCCCGCAACGATGGCGACCGTCGTGGTCATACGTCGATCTCCGTCTGGGCCAGTTCCTTGCCGAGAGTCACGAAGTAGTCAAACAGGGCCTGCCCCTCCTTGCTCCGCAGCACAGCCTCCAGAAGATCCACCACCTCGTCGTCCACCGGAGTCCCCGTCTTCCTGGCCGCCCACCGCAAGGCGGCAGAAATCCTCAAGGCTCGCTCCAAGGGGGTAGTTGCAGCGGAAATCTCGGAGGCGAGCCCAATCAAGGGAGCCCACTCGACAAGGATGCGCAGCTTTTCGTTTAGGGTTGCCATCGACGTCCTCGCATTCGTCCAGGATTCGGACCACCACCTGGTTTATGTCCCCTCTGGGCTTGGCGGCGGCCATGATCCGGGAGCGAATACGGGACTCCGAAAGCCCGAGCTGCAGGCAAACCTCCTCAAATGGAAGCTCGCAGTCCGGCCGGCCGAACACCCAGTTCCAGGCGACGGCGGCGTTCAGGAGCCGGCGACGCAGGGTTCTAGGGGTTCTGTCCCTGCATCTGCCGTTAGCCTGGACGGCCAGCCAGCAGCACAGTTCGTTTGTGTTAGCAAGTATGGAGACCATGAAGGACTTCCACTGATCTTCGGGGGCTTCGTAGACAACGTCGTCGCCTAGCTCTGCTTGCGTGTTCCAGAACATTTCACGGGGGCCTCACAGTAGCCCGTTCGAAGAGAGCCCTCGTTGAGCTCTGGCCATACTTCGAGCGAGTGGATAGCCCCCATCAAGTTCCAGGCCGCGTGGCCCAGATGGTCTTCCGACCGGTCACCGCCCAGAAACAGGTACACGTGGCGCAGTGCATGGTTGATCATGTCTGCTGCCGGCATGCCTTGCTCCCAGTTGAAATCGCCGTACTTCTCTGCGCCCTCTGCGCACGCTGCCGCCACCGCAGCCAGCCCGATCGGTGAGACAAGGTCGTACCTGGTCCCTTCCGCATCGCGTGACCGCACCGCTCCACTTCCGAACCGCACGCCGCTGTCCTCCACAGTTTTCATTTCGCTAACTCCAGGTACCTTTCTTCGAACAACTTCTTGGCCTGCTGCCAACAGTACGGATTGATCGGGCCGGCCATCGGCTCGACTTTGATTCCCCAGTCGTGGTCGCACGTAATCAGGTCGCGCTTCTCTGCCATGAGTGCGCGCTTGTCGGCGAGCTTGACTTCATCTGGGATTGGGTACGGGAGGTGGAAAGCCTTCGCGATCACTCTCTGAAAGTTCTCCTCGAGCAGCACGTAGTCCGGGAGCATGGACTTGAGCGGGCTGGCTATGTCGCCGAGATACGCTTCGCTGGCGTCGTGCAGCAGCCCCCACATGGCGTGCTCCGGCGGGCAGATCTTGCTGACCATCACGCTGTGCTGAGCCACTGAGTAGGGAGTCTTGCTGTGCCCCGTGAAGCGATTGAGGATCGACAGGGCGTGGGCGATGTCGGGCAGCCGTACGTCGTCCACAGAGAACTCGGAGAGGTCGATTAGTTTGCCGGTGAATGTCTGCATGGTGGTCTTGTTCATGTCGGGTCCTCGCACACGAGAGCGTCGATCGGGTGAAGCTCGGCCTGCGGCACGAAGTACGCCTCACCGTAGTTACCCCAGTTCGCCTTGTATTTCTCCGCCTTTGCGTCACTCGCCCTCATGTAGCCCTTGACGTCAAACTCCGCCGGGCCGCCGGTCACGAGAACGAAGATGTCGTCGTCGTTGTCGTTGTCCCGGACGATCAGGTCGTAGTTGCTCTTGGACCTGGTGCGGATCTGGATGTGCCCACCGACATCTCCGCCGGTCTTGAAGGTGTTGACGCTGCCAGACCAGTAGCGGTTGGTCGCCTTAGCGAACGCGACCTCTCCGCACGCGCCGAGAATGTGGATGTGCCAGTCGCTTTCGCCGATGGGCCTTGCGTTTTGCAGTCCCTTTCGCATTGCTTCGACGTTTCTTGATACTCCCACCAGCGCTGCCCGGCTGATCTCGTACCACTCCAGGTTCACTTTCATCCTTCTTCTCCTTCTCGAGACGAATCCATCCGTCCTCGTCCGGTATGGGACTGCCCAAGTCCTCTTCCTCTTCCTCGTCGTGCGGCCACGACTTGGCGTTCATCACAGCGCTCCAGAAACCTGCTGCACGAAACGCCTGATGTCTTCCAGAGGAAACGTGACGAGCCACTCTTGGCCGTTCTTGCGGTGCAGCACAACGGGGCACAGCTCTCCGCACTGCTCGAGCGACTTCTCCATCACGGCAGTAAGGTTGATCACCTGCGTCCGCTTCACCTCCAACCACAGGTGTGGAGTGCCGGGACTTATGAGGTCACTGGCCGACTCGGTCCCTGAGTGCTGCTGGCTGCGCCGGGCGTGAGCGTTCGGCAACAGGCGGTTCCACTCAGAGGCGGCTTCGAGCTCGCCATTCTTTCCCTTCTGTCTGCTGTTGATAGCCATGCGTACTAGCTCCTGTGGGATTCCGTGCTTCCTGCGCCACATGAAAACTCTGAACGGATACCTCTCAGGCCCGTAGCCGAGATGAACTTTGTGACGCAGCGACGCCAGAAACTCTGGGTCGTAGTTGGCGTCGTCGGTTTCTCGCTTGGCGGTGAGGCACATGCCCTTAGTGAGGTTGTCCTTGCCTCCGAAGTGCAGGCCTTCGTGGCACCAGTGGCAGAGCCGCAGCAGGTTCCTCCTGTCGTTCTTCCGACCTGCGCCGCCTTGCAGGTGGTGGATGTGCACCCCCTCCGTGCGGCTCCAGCACACCGCACAGAACGGGTACTCTTCTGCGAAGGTCGATAGTTCTTGACGCCCATCACTCATTCTCCTCTCCGTCTACAAGTTGCCTGGTGCGCAGCCACACAGCTGCTGCTGAAAGCCACGCCGCCATCGAAGAAACGTCCCTGTGATTCGTCAGCTGCACAGCCCCGTTGACGTCGATGATCACGCTCGTGATTGGCTTGCAGTTCTCGGCCCACGATCCGGGCTCGCCGACGCCCATGAACTCGCTCCCGCTGTCGGGGATGCAGCCGACCACCACCTGCGACCCGAAGTCGTCCGTCACCCGCAACATCGAGACCTCATCGAATGTGGCCATAGTGCTAGTACCTAAGGATCTGCTCACTGTTTGAAGGCTCGCTGCGGGTGGACGGCGACTAATCCCCAGCCCGAAGGCTAGGGTTAGCCGCCACCTGCCCACTGTTCGTTAGGACGCAGTAGGGGTGTCCTCCTTGCCGCAGGGGCGGAGGCATGAGTCCTGCTTATCGGGCATCCTGCTGCCCGCGTGACTTGGCCCTGACTCTTGCGGCTGGCCTACCCACTGTCGTCACGATCCCTTCTGGTCGTGGGTCATGCGTCTGCGTGCCAGAGGTTGCCCCAACCCACGCAGCCGTTCGTGTTGTCATCGCTTTACTCGCCGGCGTCGCCCTCCCGAAAGCTCTGTAGGAACTCGACGAAGGTGCGATACGCCTTGCCCGCGAAGCTGCGAGAAGTAGCAGTAGGTAGACGATCCGGCGTCTCGTACTGAAACGCAGACCACCTGCCGCCTGTCGATGTGGACCCCGAGAAAAGCGTCCACCATAGATCGGTCGTAGTCGTTTCTCCGGCGCTTGCCCATTCGAAGTCGGACATGGTCCCCAGCGGTTCCGCTAGCTCCGGTAGCCTTGACCTGCAGTCGCCAGCATCGCGATCGGTCGTACGCGAGCAGGTCGCATCCGTCGTCCACGATTGGGATGGCGACCATGAAGCCATGACGTAGGAGATGCTCGACGGCGATGGAGACCCCCAGCTCTGACACGATTCGCGAATCACGAACCACCTCCTTGAGCGCTGAGCTCTCGGCTCTGGATCTCCGCTCCGATCGCCCGGATGAGAGGGCTGGCTTTCTTCTGCTTGCCATGAACAGCCTTGAGGTAGCCGGTCGGCAAATCGCGAATGAGCTCGCCCTTGTAGGGCCCCCATAGCATCCTCCACCCGCGCCGTTTGCGCGACTCCAGTGGCTGGGAGAACGGGTCTCGGGAGTCGTGGTCGAAGGTCATGCCAACGATCAGGCGCTGGCGCTTCTCCTTCAGCTCGGCAGCCGCAAGGAGCCGCTGCTCCTCGTCGATCCTGTCCTGATCTTTGGACTCCTCGACGACGTCTGAGCCTTCCTCCATCTTCGCCATCATGCGCAGGCGCCGCTCGATGTTCTCCCTGCTGGCGGCATCCAGAACATCCAGGGCGTTGACGAGCTGGATGGCTCGGCTGGAGTCCGTTATGTCGTAGATGTTGAAGTGCGGCTTGGCGCTGCCGGCGATGGCCGCGAGGCGCTCCTCGACCGTCATGTCGTTGCGGACAGTTCCAGGCAGAGCCCTCGTTCCGCGCCCGATTCGTTGCTCGTACTTGGCGATGGACTGCGTTGGGGCGGCGTTGTAGATGTTCCGGAGCTCCGGGAAATCCCACCCGTACGCCAGGACGCCGACGTTGCAGATGATCTTGGACTGGCCGGAAGTGAAGGCGTCCATGTGCGCCTTCCTCTCCTCGTCCGGCTGCTTGGAGTGAACGAGAGAGACCTTGCGGCCGTATCGGGTCAGCACTTCAGCTACGAGCTTGGCCTGCAGGACGGAGTGGCAGTAGACCGCAGAAGGCTCCAGGCCCTTAGACGTCTGCAGAACCAGAGACGCGATCTCTTGCACGGCGTGCTCGGCCGTAAGCACAGCCTCCAGCTGAGCCTTGTCCCACTCATGCGCCACCTCCTCAATGATGCTGAGGTCGATACTCTTTACTTCGCTCAGGAACACCTTCGGGCGCACGAGCCAGCCGTCGTTGATTGCGTCCAGCAGCGAGTAGCTGAAGCACGGACGGTTCCAGTACGGTAGCGGCCGACCCTTGCCCTTGTACGGCGTGGCGCTGAACCCAACGACGAACGCGCCCTGCTCCTCGAAGTGCCGCAGGATCTTGACCATCGACGGCGTGATGCCGATGTGGCACTCGTCCACCATCACGAGCGAGGTGCCCTCGAAGGCGCGGCTCTTGTAGCGCGAGCGAGAAAGCAGGGAGTCCTTGCTTGCAACGACCACGCGCCGCTTCAGTCCCAGCACGTACTCCGCACGCCTCTGGCCCTGCTCAACATCCACCGGCTCGTCCAGCCACTTGCCAAGATTCCCGTGCAGCTGGTTCAGGAGAGTGAGCGAGGGGCTGATTACTACCGGCCGCTTGGCCACCGAGCACAAGTCGGCCATCATCAAGGACTTACCGCTACCGACGGGGCTGCAGACGACGGCGTTCTTGGCCCCAGACTTCGCAGCCTGGACGACGGCATTCCTGGATGCGACCTGATACGGACGGCGATCAATCATTTCCGCCTCCGCTTCTTCTTGGGGCGGGGGCGTGACTTCACAGCAGCCTTTGCGGCCTGCTCGATCTTCGCCTCGACGATCACCGGAACCTCAGGCTCCGGCTTGCGCTTCAGCAGGTCCTCCAGCATCCCGCCGAGAATGTCGATCTCGACCATGAGCTGCGGAACGATGTGCAGGATGAGACGTCGCAGCTGCTTGGAGTCGAATGTGTTCGACTCCTGGATCGCAGCCACCAGCGTCCGGCACAGTTCAATCAGTTCGTTGTTGACCATGACTCATCCTTGAGTGTGCGGTGCCCCTTGTGCCGATAGCTGAGGGGCGCAGCCATGTGGAGGCGGTCGGCACTCCGTGCGTACTCACGTTGCTGCTGCGGCCGGTGTGCGGGCCGCTTGGGACTTCGGTGCGGTTGCGGGCTTGGGCTTCACCGCAGCCACCTCGATAGCTGCAGCCGCGAGCCTCACGAGCGCTTCGCGCGACAGGGTTCCTTCCTGCACGCGCTTCTCTGCCTTTGACAGAATGTCTGCCCGCTCTTCGTCGGTCTTGGCCTCGCGGAGCTTGGCCATGCCGATCTTCTCGATGCGGGCCTCGTCCTCGACGTTCGCCACTGCGGCTGCGCGAGTTGCGGTCTCGCCGTCGTCCTCGTCCTCAGCTGCAACACCGACGATCGCAGCCAGCGCAACCCGCTTCATGTACGTCGCTGTCGCCGCATACTGCTGCGGGGGCAGGTTCGTCTTGATACGGTTGAACGAGCGGACGAACTGACCGGACTCGTGGTGCAGGGTCGTGACGAGGACGTCGTGGTTCTCGTCGTAGATGAAAAAGCTCTGCCCGAAAGCCAGGCCATGCTGCGACAAGGGCTCTCGGATCGTGTCGATCAGCGTGGCCAGATCGGCGTACATGCCGAAGTGGGACTTGCTGGTTCTCGGCGCGTTACGAAGAGCGCCAAGAGCCTTAGATTGTGCGGAAAAAAGATCCTTCAGCTCGGGGCTGCTGGCTGGCCATTCGGCTACTACGCTGCTCATGTGTTCCTCCACAGAACGTGAGCCGGAACAGGGAGTTCAACAACCTCGCCGTGCTGGTCCGGCATCCAGTAGTCGAGGTCCATGCGGACGCGAATGTCCGCAAGAGATTTGGCGAGGATCCTGCGGCCTTCGGCCACGAGTTCCTGAGGCAGCGTGACAACGTGGCACTGATGCGGCGGCAGCGTGCTCACGACAATGAAACGGAGGGGGCG